TGCGCCGGTGTGAGCGGATCTTTCTCCTGTCGAGGTCATCCGCAAGCGCGTTGACCGAGCCGAGTTCGACGTAGCGCCGGAAGATCAGCCGCACCTTCTTGGCCTCAGTCTCGTTGACGACCAGCGCACGGTTCTTGACCTCGTAGCCAAGCGGCACGCTGCCGCCCATCCACATGCCCTTTTGGCGCGAGGCCTTGATCTTGTCGCGGATACGCTCGCCCGCGATCTCTCGCTCGAACTGGGCGAAGGACAAGAGCACGTTCAGCGTCAGCCGGCCCATGGAGGTCGTGGTGTTGAACTGCTGGGTGACGGCCACGAACGACACCCCTTGCGCATCCAGAACCTCGACGATCTTGGCGAAGTCGGCGAGCGAGCGCGTCAGGCGATCGACCTTGTAGACAACGATCACATCGACGCGCTTTGCACGGATATCGTCCAACAGCCTAACGAGACCCGGCCGCTCAATGTTGCCGCCGGAGAACCCGCCGTCGTCATATCTCGCCGGCAACTCAGTCCAGCCTTCGTGCTTCTGGCTCATGATGTAGGCTGCGCAAGCCTCCCGCTGCGCATCGAGCGAGTTGAAATCCTGCTCGAGGCCCTCCTCGGACGACTTGCGCGTGTAGATGGCGCACCGGAAATGCTTGCGCTCAGCCATTGGCTCCTCCGCGACCTTTGACTAGGCCGAAGAACCGACGGCCGTTCCACTTGGCACCAGTGATCGCGAAGGCGATCGCAGAGAGGCTGCGATACGTTGCGCCGTCCCAGACGAACCCCTGGTCCGTCACTAGCACCTCGTGTGTCGCGCCGTGCCACTCGCGCAGCAGCCGAGCGCCGGGCTTGATCTTGATCCGTGAGACATGCGCAGACGCGGGCTCGCCCTTGTAGATCGAATGTAACTCGCGGCGCGCGGACGTCGGAAGCACACCAAACTCCTGCTCTTGCATGGCATAGGCAATCGCGCGAACGAGGAGGTCTCTGCTGGCGTAGCGCAGCGGTTCCGACCTGTAGAACCTTCGCCACTGCCTAATGAGCTCTTCTCGTGACGCCGCGCCCAACGCACGAAGCGCTCGGCTTAGCTCCCTTTCGCCTGTCAACGGGAGGCTCAGCTCGGACGATAGCGGCGGTCCTCTCCGTCCCGCTTCTCCGATATCACATCAAGGCCGTGCCGCTTGCGCAAACTCCCGGCGAGAAAACCGCGCACCGAGTGCGACTGCCATCCCGTGGCTTCCATCATTTCGGGGATTGTAGCGCCGCGTTTGGCTTTTAGAAGTGTGATGACCGCGGCGGCCTTCGAGCTGGGTCGAGAAGGTGGCGCGAGTAACGCGGCCTTTGCGGGTGTGACAGCTTTGGATTTTGTCTTGGGGGCGCGAGCCATGACGGCCTCTCCGTGCTCGGCGCCGGCCCGATGCCGGCGCTCGCACCACCCAAAGCCCCGCGAACCGCGAGGCGAGCCCATACTTTTGCCGGTCGTTGCACCCGCGAGCCGACCGCGACACCAATGCTTCCCGCGCGCTAGAAGTCCAGTCGAATTTGCGCGCGGGTGCTCTATTTCACGAGCGGCCCGCAGTTTTGCGCGACCGCCCGGCCGCTTCCAGGCTCACGACGAACCAGGGGAGTCACTGTCGACTGAGGCGGACTCCATCGAGCCAGGGATCGCTGCCCACGAGCCTGTAGCACGCGGGGCAGCTCCTTGGGCGCTACGACCTCAATCCTCAGCCGCTCGGCTGTCGCGGCTGATCAGTCATGAGCGAGTTATCTGGTTGCCCACGGCAAATGCCGGACGCTGTGTTTCGGGATGCGCCGATCTTCGGCCCACGTCATGAGCTGGCTCAAGGCATCGACCTGGTCGTCGTGCTTGCCATATGGGAAGGCGAGCACCTCTGCTCGCAGCTCGTCCAGCCAGGGGGCATTCTTTTTCAGCAGCACCTTGCCAGCTTCCAAGATAGGGGTGTGGAGACGCATGCGCATCGCCTTGTCGCCCTTGGGCTTGATCGGAATCACCGTGTAACCGTCACGCTTGAGAGTTTGTTGCAACGCGGTGCCCGAGGCTTGGTCCTCGATGAGCACGGCCTTAGGCTGATGGCATTGTGCCGCTTTTCTAATCTCACGCAGCAAATCCGGGAACTGCCAGCGCCCGCGCACGATATCGAGCACATGGAAGATGCCGTTCTTATCGACCTGTGCGGTGATGCCGACCGAGTAGCTCGCGAACTCGCTCGTCGTTGACGCCGTATCCCAGCTTTGCACAATCTTCGAGCCCTCGGGGCGCGGGGGCTGATCCGAGTAGTAACCAAACCACTCCCATTGAATCATGTTGCCGCCGAGCGGCAACGGCGCCTGCAGGTACTGGGCATTGAAGTCATAGGAGCCCATATCGGCTCTAAGCCGCTCTAGGACAGCGAGCGGCTCGCGTTCGGGATGCAGAAGTTCGCCTATGCGCCGATAATGGATTTTATCGGGGCCAATCACCACCTCCTGTGCCACCTCCGCGATTGCCGGCAGCGATAGCACCTCCCAGCCCCCCTGCTCCATCAGGTGCCCGGCGAGGTCGTCAATGTGCACGCGCTGCATGACCACCACGATGGCGCCATTGGCCTTGTCGTCGAGGCGACTGAACAAGGTGTTGCTGACCCACTGTGTGAGGTCGAGCCGCCGCGCGTCGGATTGCGCATCGGCGGGCTTCTGCGGATCATCGATAATTATGATATTACCGCCACGGCCGGTGAGGGTGCCCCCGGTCGATGTGGCAAGCCGGAAGCCGCGCCCCGTCGTCATGAACTCGGTCTCTGCCGACTTGGCTGGATCGAGCTGAGTTGAGGGAAAGACTTGCCGATACCAGGACGCCCCCATCACCGCACGGCAATCGCGCGCGTGCTTGGCGGCGAGGTCGGCCGAGTAGCTGACGCAGATAATCCTTTTTGTAGGATCGGTGCCAAGGAACCAGGCCGGCAACGCCACCGACGCGCAGATGGATTTGAGGCTGCGCGGTGGCACCAGAATGATGAGGCGCTTAGTCTCCCCTCCGGCCACACGTTCAAGCGCATAGCAAATGGCCCTGAGGTGCCAGTTAGGCCAGAAGGTTTGGCCGGGGCAGACAGTTTGGAACGTCTTCTCCACGAAGGCGCCGAAGTCGGTCCTCAGCGCATCCCCCATCACGCGCTCGAACGCCTTCATCTCAGCCGGTGTAAATGTCTCGATGCTCATGACTGGTCTTCCTTTGCGGGGTTTTCGACTCTTGCAGGAAGGGACGAGCCAGGCGTCCGCTCCCCAGCGCGATCTAATGCGCGTCGTAAGATGTCGACGTCGGCGGATGAGGGGCTCGCAGTAGCTTTGAGCTCGTCGGCCATTGCCGGGCCGATAATGTCCACGATCTTCGAGAAGGCACGGACGTCACCGCCCAGCGCCTTCTGGATGAGAGCGAGACAAATGGCCCTTGCCGTCGGGACCTTCTGTAGGGCGCCATTGAGCTTGATCGCGGTCTTGGCGGCCAGCAGGCCTTTCAGCTCGGACGTGACGTTGGGCGATCCACGTGGCCGCCCTTCAGGATGGCCGGAGCGGCCCTTCTTGAAGCGCGAGTGCTGCGGTGGCTTGCCGTAGCCGACCTTGTAGTCCTCAGCCATGCGCCGCCTCCTTGGCCTATCCGGCCCGCGCGGCGGCAATCGCCTCAAAGCTCTCGTCAGTTGCGGCAAGGACTGCGGCATTGCCCGTCGCTCTTTGCCAGCGGCGGATGGTGCAATCGACGTAGCGGGGATCGAGCTCGAGCCCCGCAGAGCGCCGGCCCGTGACCTCGGCTGCGAGGATTGTAGAGCCGCTGCCGAGGAAGGGATCGAGGATGAGGCCGTTGCGCTTGGAGCAGTCTTTGATAGCGTCGGCGATGAGCGCGACGGGTTTTACCGTCGGGTGCATGGCGAGCGCCGCGTCGCGACCCGTGCCAAAGGCATTAAAGCCTGGATAGGTCCCCACGTTCGTGCGTCGTCGGCCATGCTGGCCGAGCTCGAAGCTG